AATGAAAGTTAAAGAAGATGCTATCAAAGATGTTGATAAACAAATCCTAATGATAGATAATGCTGTAGAGAAATTGAATGAAAGAGGTAGATCATCAGATTCTCTAAAAGCATCGGGTCAGCAAAGAAAAAACAGAGAAGCTTTAATAGAACAAAAGAATGTGGAAGTAACAGAGCTATCTAAACTCAAAGAACAGCTTATTACATTTGAGTCTGAATTTAGAAAAATTGAGGCTGAAGTTGGTCCTGTTAAATATGTAGCAGAATTGATTTATGGCGAATCTGATGATAGGTTATTGGATAAAGCAGTAAGAATGGTAATACTTATTATCATATTTGTTTTTGATCCGCTTGCAGTTTTATTGCTGATAGCATACAACATTACACTAAATAATGGTGTTCCAGTTAAGAAGACAAAGAAGAAAGTTGATGATTACAGTGATATGGAATACATCACGATTCAACCTCAACCATATAAAAGACGTAGAAGCACAAAAAAGAAGGCTGAAGAAACACCAACATGATACCATTCCCTATCTATATAATTTGGCTATGGATATGTGAAATATTCAGTAGATTTTCAAGTATTATTATGATCACATTATTTGTGATTGCAATATTGATATTGATAAACTATCTCAAATGAAGTATGATGGTCTATTGTATAAGGTGTATCATTGGTTCGCATCAATACCACCTAAAATACAATTCAAGACAAGAACCCCAATAACACCAGAAGACAAGCAGAAAATTATTCAACTGCTTGCTTCTGGTTATTATATTATCTTGACTGGCAACAAATATCATCTATCAAGCATAATTGTAAAACTCATGACATATATTAAGTTAGGAAAACCAACAAGGTATAGTCACGTTCTAATGAATTGCGATTTCATGGAAAGGCCAGAAGATGTTGGACAATTCAAGTTTATGGAAGCTACTGTCGCTGGTGTACATTACTCTACATTTGATGAAGTATTTGATTGTGATACTGTCTGTTTACTTTCCCCAACTAATATGAAAAATGAGGAATGGACAAGAGTAATTGATACTATGATTAGATACAAAGGATTTCCATATGACGATTTATTTGAATTGTCAGACTCTACACATATTTCTTGTGTAGAGCTTATTCGTGTTGCATTGATGGGAAATCCAGGGTATAATATACAGTTCAGAAATTTAGAAAATATGATAAAAAAGGAGGGAAACTTACTACCGCAAATGTTTAAAGATTGTGAAGATTTTAAAGTCGTATATGAATCAAAATAATCGGGAGATTCCGATTACACATACAAAGGAGAAACTTATGTCAGATATGTTCGAATCTCTATTAAAAGAAGCTGGTAATGAATATGCAGGAATCGCAGAAGATGGCATCGAAGCTGGTGATATTACAGGTTATATTTCAACAGGATCATATTCACTAAATGCTCTAATGTCAGGGTCAATTTATGGTGGATTTCCTGCAAATAAAGTAACAGCATTGGCAGGTGAACCATCCACAGGTAAAACTTTCTATGCTATCAATATTTGCCGAGAATTTCTTAAGGCAAACCCAACAGGATTCATTTTTTATTTTGAATCCGAATCCGCCATCTCTAAGAGTATGCTATCAGATCGTGGTGTAGATACTAAACGAATCGGTATTGTTCCTGTTGCAACTGTCCAAGAATTTAGAACACAAGCAATCAAGATTCTTGATAAGTATATGGAACGAGAGAAAGGTGACAAATCAGAAAAACCACCTATGCTTTTCGTTCTTGATTCATTAGGAAATCTTTCAACAGAAAAAGAAATTTCTGATATGACAGATGGAAAAGATACTCGTGATATGACAAGAGCACAATTGATTCGTGGTGCTTTTCGTGTGCTTACACTAAAATTAGGTAAAGCCAAAGTTCCACTAATTGTCACAAACCATGTATATGATGTTACAGGTGCCTATGTTCCTATTAAGAAGATGGGTGGTGGCTCTGGTCTTGAATATGCAGCATCAACAATTGTATTCTTATCCAAGAAAAAAGATAAGACTGACAATGAAGTTACAGGTGCAATTGTCACAGCGGTATTAAAGAAAGCAAGATTAACCATTGAGAATAAAAAGGTTGAAACACTACTCGAATATTCAGAAGGACTTGATCCTTATTATGGTCTACTTGAACTAGCAGAAAAATTTGAAATTTTCAAAAAAGTATCTACACGATACGAGCTTCCAGATGGAACAAAAGCATTTGAATCCACCATCGTAAAAAATCCAGAGAAGTATTTCACAAAGGATGTTCTTGACAAAATTGATGAGATGTGTAAGAATGAGTTTATGTATGGTAAAACTAATCATATGGAGGTTGTAGAATGATGATTCTTGGAGAAGACTATTCATTTCGTGATGATATTAAAGCCGATACAGTTCCTATTCAACTTGATAGTGGTCCATACAAAGGTGTTGTGTTGAGGTATGATCAAATTTCAGTTAAAGAAAATGATGATAATTCTGCAACTGTATCGTTTGAATTTGAATTATTCGAGATGGGTGAATTTACTGAAACCAAACTTCGTTCAGATAAAGAGTTTGCTGCACATGTTGGTCAAGTATTAAACAGCCTTATCATGGAATCACTAAATGCAGATACTGGTTGCTAATGGAAATTGAAAAAGTAATACTTAAAAATCTTATCAAAGACGAAACATATACGAGGAAGGTTCTACCCTTCCTCAAAGATGAATATTTTCTTTCTGAAGAAGATAAAGTATTGTATCAGACAATTAACAAGTTCATCCTATCATATAACACACAACCAACTTCTGATTCACTTCTTATTGAAATTGATTCCAGAAATGGTCTGAGGGATGATGTTGTAAAGTCTATTAAAAATACAATACAGTCATTTAGTAATGATAAAGAACCCACCAACCTCAACTGGTTGGTGGACTCAACAGAAAAATTCTGCCAAGAGAAAGGCATTTACAATGCCATCATGAAATCCATTGACATCATGAACAGCAAAGGCACCCAATCTAAAGGTGCAATACCACAACTATTATCTGATGCACTTGCTATCTCATTTGACCCTAATGTTGGGCATGATTATCTTGAACAGTATGAAGACCGTTATGAGTATTATCATAGAGTTCAAGAAAAGATTCCATTTGATTTAGAATATTTTAATACTATAACAAAAAATGGATTACCCAAGAAAACCTTAAACATCGCACTTGCAGGAACTGGTGTAGGAAAAAGTCTGTTTATGTGTCATATTGCAGCATCTTGTCTCAATCAGGGTAGAAATGTTCTGTATATTACTCTTGAACTTGCAGAAGAAGAAGTTGCAAAAAGAATTGATGCCAATCTTATGAATGTATCTTTTGAAGATTTGATGAAAATGTCAAAGGATATGTATAGTAAGAAAGCATTGAATCTGAAAAATAAAACTAATGGTAAATTGATTGTAAAAGAATATCCTACTGCCGGAGCATCAACTATACATTTCAAGTCACTGCTCAATGAATTGAATCTTAAGAAGTCTTTTAAGCCAGATATTATCTTTGTTGATTATCTAAATATTTGTATGTCTTCAAGGATAAAGCAAGGTGGGGGTGTAAATTCTTATACATATATCAAATCAATAGCAGAAGAATTGAGAGGATTGGCGGTTGAATATGAAGTACCTTTGGTTAGTGCAACACAAACTACACGTTCTGGTTTTGTCAGTTCAGACATCGGTCTTGAAGACACATCAGAATCTTTTGGTCTACCTGCCACAGCAGATTTCATGTTTGCTCTGATTTCTACAGAGGAACTTGAAAGTCTAAATCAGATTATGGTCAAGCAGTTAAAGAATCGGTATAATGACCCTACTCTAAATAAACGATTTGTTGTTGGTATTGATAGAAGTAAGATGAAACTGTATGATTTGGAGGATTCAGCACAAAAAGATATTGTAGATGCAGGAAAAGAGCCTACACCAAAATTCAGTAATACTCGTGATAAATTCAAATCTTTAAAGGTGTGATAACATGAAATATACTCTTCACGAACTTGATAACAACGGCCAAGAAATCTTTTGTGTTTTTGAAGAAGAAACACAACAAGTAATTGTTGCATTTGAGACAAAGGATGAAGCAGTACGGGTAAATACCTTTCTCAATAATGGAGGCGGATTTGATGGATTTACGCCAGCATTTATACTTAACGAATTTGTATTAGAAGAAACTGAAGATATCAATGAAGCTTTTGAAAAAGAATTTATTTAGGACTTGACACTCATCATTGAGTATGGTATAGTTATGCTTAATGATGGAGAAAGATATGAAAATATATGTGAAAGGAAAAAACGAATATCTTTCCAAGAAAGAATGTAAGTTTCTATTAGAATTTCTTGGAAAGAAGCTGTTAGGTAAATTGTCTAATTATGTATATGTAGAGTTACAATTCAAAGACCTAGAAAAAGGTACATGGGGATTATGTTCTCCAACAGACTATGACTATAAGAATCATCGTGAGTTTGAAATTCTCATCAATAGAAATCTGGCAAAATATAATCAAATAAAGACCATTTGTCATGAAATGGTCCATGTAAAACAATTTGCCAGAAAAGAGTTGAGAGATTTCAACTACAATGTATTCAAGTGGAAAGGTGAAAAACTAACCATAGACGATAATGATTATTATTCGTCACCGTGGGAAGTTGAGGCTTTGAGTAAAGAGAAGCTGTTGTATAAACTTTACAAGAAGCATCGCAAAGAAAATGGAGCAGAATATGTCTAATGTTATTCCGCACCCGAGAATGCCTGAAGGCAAGAAGAAGTCTTCAGGCATTAAGCATATTCGTTATCTAAACCTACTATCTAAAATTGCAGCAGATGTTGTCACTCCGGCTGTAAATAATGCCAAACTTGCAGCATGTATTGTATATAAAAACGATATCGTTTCCTTTGGTGTGAATGAGATGAAGTCGCATCCTTTTCAGGCACGATATGGTAAGAACAAGGATTCTGTATATCTTCATGCAGAAACATCTGCTATTAAAAATGCGTTGAAATATATAAGCCAGAGTGAACTAGAATCCTCTACCTTGTATATTTGTCGGGTAAAGTATTCAGATTTCACCAAAGCAAAAATGATGTTTGGATTGTCCAAACCATGCCCAGGATGTTTTAGGTGCATCAACACCTACAATATCAAAAAAGTTATATATACACTTGACGGTTATGATTACTCTGTGCTATGATAGGAGGATATAAGAATGTATAATACAAAAACAGTTACATCTTGGGTTGTTGAGCGAGAAGATGTTAATGGAGATATTAAATTTAATATGTCATTTGACGATTATAACGATGCATTGGAAACATTTAATGAATTGAGGAATTTACATGAAGACTCTGTTATCACTATTAAGAAAAGGCAGCAAAAACTTCTTTTGGAGTAGTGCTTTACTAATTTTATCTGTAAGTGGCGTTGCTGCAAAGACATATGACCATAAAGTTCTTCGTATTATAGATGGAGACACATTAGAGATCGAAGCCAATTTTTTACCAGCAGAATTGGGTAAAAAATTAAGGATTCGTGTTCTTGGAGTTGACACACCAGAAAAAGGAGGATTGGCAAAATGTGATCTTGAACAAAAGAAGTCCGCTGATGCTAAAATTTTTGTTGAAGCTATTATCTCCAAATCAACAAGCATCAAAGTTGAATTTAAGAGATGGGATAAGTATGGTGGCCGTGTTTTAGGTGACGTTATTATAGATGGTAAGAGGTTGAGCGAACTTCTTATTGAAAGTGGTCATGCTATTCCATATGAAGGTAAAAAGAAAGTAAAGGACTGGTGCAAATGAAGAAACTACTAATGACTCTTGCTCTAACTGTTTGTATGACAACATCTGCAAGTGCTGATGAATGGGCATCTAATTTTGGAAATGGTAATCCATTCAAACGGGGACCAACCGTATCTGATGGAAATTATACATTCAAGAAGGGTAAGAAAACCCGTCCAGTAACTATTCGGGATATTCCAGTTATTGGTGATGTTGTTCGTGGTGTAGAACAAGGATTAGCATCTTTTTATTGGCAACCACAAGCTGTTGCATGTGGCGGTCGTTTTAATCCAGAAGCTATGACCGCGGCTTCAAAACATTTGAAATGTGGAACTATGGTTCGTGTAACAAACAAACGTAATGGTAAAACTGTAACCGTAACAATTAATGATCGTGGGCCTTTCATTAAAGGTCGCATTATTGATCTATCACGAGCGGCTGCTCGTCAAATTGAAATGACAGGTGCGGGTGTAGTTCCAGTCACAGTTGAAAGGTATTAATATGAACTTTGATGAAAAGATGGAATATCTATACGAAAAGTTGGCCGAACTTGACGATGAAACAATTCCACATGAGGAATTTGTATTGAAACTTTTGGAACTATTAAATGAGACCAAACTAATTGCTGAGGATGAGAGACCAGATGATTTAGAATTGTTTGAAGATATTGTGACACTACAACAACAAGTTTATTCTTTGAAGCCATATACCATTCATTAATTCATACTTGACAGTCCAACCGAATCGCTATATAGTTGTAGCATTCGGTTGGAACAGAGGAACATATCATGATTAAGAAGATCGTTAGTTTTGTAACCGCAACTATTGTAACACTACTACTTGCAACGTCTGCTGCATTTAGCCAAGAAAATCCAATTTTTTTCCGACAAGTAGTTGGTAATTGGGTTGTTTTAGGTCATAAAGGTGATGATACTATTAGGCCAGCATGTGTTATTGGTCGTCATTGGACTGATGGTTCATCTCTACAGTTAATCTTTGACCTTTCTGACGGTGAATTTTATATTCGTGTAGAAAATACTGTGTGGGAAATTGGTGATCCTCCAGGATCATATGGCAATCGTCCCGGCACAAATCCAGCAAAGATTGTTTTCATTGGAACAAGAGGTAATTCAAACGCAGATGTTTATTATGAACTACATTCCAAAAATCTGGTACTAATTCGGCATTTGAAGGCTGCCCCTTTTATGCGAGATTTCTCGGCAGCAAATAGGTTCAAGATTATTATGCCTGGAAACATTCAGAATGTTGATATTGATTTGAATGATTCTAGTTCGGCGGCAGAAGTTTTGGTTTCTTGTCTAGAAACATCGAATAAAGTTCAACTCAAAGGTCCAACTGAAAATCCCAAAAAGAAAGAACAGGGAGCATAATATGCACCTAGAAAAATATGACAAGGTTGTGAAACTTCTCAAGGACATTGAAAATCATACTCTTGACAAGGAGCAGAAAGAACTGCTAAGATTGGCTCGTGTGATTATTGAAGAACATGTTTATGACCGACTTGAAAAGAGGCTCTGATGTTTCGGGACATGGTAGTTGTTATTGGATACCTAGCATATGCTGTTTATATTCTAGGTTTCTTTGGATTTGTGACAGCACTGATTCTTATGGGAAATGGATATCTATAATGAAAACACTTGCTATTATTCTATCACTTGCACTTGCTGGTTGTTCATTCAAGATGGTTCGTCAAGAGCCATCTATTCATCCAGAAACAGAATATCATCTGAATAAACAAAAGGCGGCATTCATTGAGTTTCATCAGTTCTTTATTCAGAACCAGAATATGCCAAACTCTGAAGTGCTCAAGAATCGTGCAACAGAGATGATGTTTAATGCTGGTCTATACCATGCTTGTCATAAGAATTCTGGTTGTTATTTGGTATATGGTGAGAAAAAGATTAGGTTTGAAAAAGATATGATTTCTGTTGAGAGTTATGGCACA